TGAATTGCGAGTCGATGTATTGGATAGTGCAGATGGCGAATGGGAAGGATATGGATCCGAACTCGAAGTCGGTAAATTTGCCGCCGTTGAGGTCCCTGAAGTGGCAGAATCAATAGATTCGTTTATTCTAGCAACAGCGCACACCGATGTCCCTAACGAATGGAGATTTGGAGAAGTGCTTGATTTGACTGGCGACAGTGCAAGGATGCGCTGGAATGATAGTGGCGAAGAAGACATTGTGTCACTAGATACCCTCTATCCTGCAGATGACCAAATCGTTTCAGGAAGAATTGACCTTGGCCGTTGTATGTTCTGTGGTTTGTGTATGGAAGCATGTAACTTCACATCATTCTTCATGACTAACGAGTATGATGGTATGTCCGGATTTACTCGACAAGAGTTGTGGATGGATGCCAGCAGAACACGAGTTCTTGTTGGTGACCACCAAGAGGCAGTTGATGCTGAACTTGCTGCGGCTGTAGCAGAGTTTGCTGCTGCTGTAGCTGATGTTGCTGCTTCACCTGCTTTTGTAGTAGATGTGCTCGCTTGAGTAGTTGCTGTATTTGCCTGAGTAGTTGCAGTTGATGCACTTGAAGCTGCTGCAGTAGCAGAAGTAGCTGCCTCAGATGCTTTAGTTGTTGAAGTACTAGCTTGAGTAGCTGCTTCAGTAGCTTTATTAGTTGATACAGTAGCTGAACTTGTTGCACTACTAGCTGAACTCGCTGCACCAGTTGCACTTGAAGCTGCTGCTGTGGCACTAGTTGCTGCTGCAGTAGCACTTGTTGCTGCTGCCGTTGCAGAAGTAGATGCTGCAGAGGCTTGAGTAGTAGCTGTTGTTGCTTGTGTGGTAGCGGTTGTTGCTGATGTAGCTGCCCCTGTTGCAGATGAAGCTGCTGCTGTTGCAGATGCTGCAGCATTAGTCTCTGCAGTTTCAGCATTAGTTTCTGCTAATTCTGCTGCAACTTGTGCTGCCAGAGCAGCTACTTTAGCAGCTTCTGTATCTGCAATTAGTGCATCTAAGTCATAACTATCAGCAATTACTGATGATGTTGCAATTCCATATCCTCTATCAATAGCCATAACTACATTCTCCTACGCATACGTTTGACCGCTAAATATAATCTCTGTTTTCTAGTAAGTCTCATCTATAATCTCCTAAGTTTAATGTGAAACACTCCCCATAAAGAGGAGTGCTTCGTGGTTAAACTTACGATGTAAGTTCCTGTATTGAACCCGGACGAATAACCTTAGTTCCGTACACTGTGTCAGCAGTAAATAAATCTGCAAGATATTCTTGCTTATACTGTGTTTGAGTACGAATCCCTTGTTGTGTAGCTAAGACGTGGGCATCTCTTTGGAATAAGAAAGCCTTCTCAGTATTACCAGTACCTACTTGTGTAGTCATATAAACGTCTACTCCGTAGATTGAACCGATTTTACCTGTCTTAATAGCCGAACCATCACCTATGAACGCTTGTTCAGTGAAACGCTCTTCACCCAAAAGTGCAGTCATACAAGATGGTGTAACGAGTAGAGAACGTCCATCTAGAGGCACATTTCCATCGTTAAGATTTTCGAGTGCTACTAAGATAGAAGCATCCCAATCTGTTACACTTGTGATAACCGCATTACCGCCAGTTAGTGCAGAAGCACCATCTAGGTCAGTAACGATTTGAGAGTCCACATTTCGAGCTAGAGCATACCCAGCGTCATCAGTATAAAACTTTCTCATTGAGTTCAACGCCTGAAGACTAGCAATGTCTTCAATCTGTGTTGACCATTCGAAATGTTTATTGATGAGCACTGCTGTATCAGTAGCTGTATCAACGATATAAGTAACCGCTGTGTTAGCTGCCTTCGCACTAGCACTATTCCTTCCCGGTGTTGGAATATGGATTGTGTCTCCTTTCTTCCCTTTATGGTTTAGGTTTCGTACTAGATTGGCTGCAACTAGATTCGACTTGTAGGTAGCAACTACTTCATCCGACCAAATTTCTGGGATAAAGACTGCACCTGTCGTAACTGTCATATTTGCCATTTTAATTAACTCCTATAAGTTATATTAGCATTATTAAACAACCCTTCCATCTGCATAAGCCTCGTATATCTCATCTTGTAACGACTCATACCGAGTAGGGTTTTCCATTTTTAAACGGATGAGGTCAGCTCGTCTGTACGTCTTACCTCCTCCTTTTGAGCCTGAAGATGTTCTCGATTCTGTTGTTCCTGCTTTAAGAGCTTCTTTCCTATTAACTTCTGCTTTCTGCTTGACTTCTTGAGTCTTACTAATCATAGACCTATCTTTCCAATTGGTCAATAACTCGTTAGCAGCGTCAAAGTTGTAGGCATCTGCTGCTTGAAACATTTGCATACGAATCGGACTACCTTGTACCCATTCCTGAAAACCTTTGTCTTGTATGACATCGGAAAAATCAGGATGTGTTTGCTCCAACTGTGCTTTAGCTCCGGCTTGTGCCTGTTCAGCTTGAAACTGTTGGAACTGCTGAAACTTAGGGTGATTTTCTATGATTTGATTAACAGCCTTATTAGGGTCATTAAAAAATTCATCAGAATTATCATTATCTTGAGTTTCTAATGGAGTGTTATCTTGCGGATTATGCTGTCTTGCGACTTCAGCTTGTAGGAAACTATCAGATAATTTTCTTAACTCTCCAACTTCTTGTGCTTTACGACCAAGTTCTTTTTCTAAGTTAGTATAACTATCTATAATATCTTCTGTAGACTTTCCGGCAAATTTAGAAGGTATCTCTGGAGTTTCAGTTGGAGTTTTGGCTTCCGCTTCAACATTATCTACTGCTTCACTCTGTATATCTTCTACACTATCTGTTATCGTACTTTCGTCTATATTAGAAATTTCTACGTTAGATTCTTCTACTTCTGCTGATGATTCTTGGGAATCAGCGTCCACTACTATATTACTCATAATTGTATCTCTCTCCGCCCATTAGGGTTATGAAGTTATAAAATGGTGGGGCTATAAATCTAGTTCTTCCACCGCTAGTTTAGTTGCCTCTTCTAAAGCAATCATCTGCCTTAAAATTGACACCTGACCCTTAGCGAACCAAAGGTCTTTCTCAGACTCTATTGAGTCTAATTTATTATATAGTTCTTTGAGATTCTTTAATTCTTCAATTAAGTCTCTCCAACCATCTTGTTCTACTAAATCTGTCCTAGCTCTGTAGAATTGTTTAGTTTGGTCGTCTACTATTTCTTCTTGCGTTTGCATAATTTAAAACTGTCTCTGATTTAAGGTGTTCTACTTCAGGTATATTCCTCTGCGTCTCTGAAACTTGCTTATCAATATCAACTTTCATCTTTTCCATCTCTATAAGTTTCTTTTGTAAACCCATAAGTCTTTCTTGTAAATCTAGTTCATTCTGAGGCTGTGAAGCTCCTGCGTCTGCTTGATGTTTCATAGCTTTCGCTTGTTCTTCTTGAGCTTCTGCTAGTGTCTTCTGTATATCAGCCTTAGCTTGTTCCATTTCTAACTGCATAGCCATCTGTTGCATCTGCTGTTGTTCAGGATTAGGCTGCATACCTTGCATAAGTGATTGTACCACTTGGTCTCTATTATGGATACTAGAGTTCTGAAAGACTGCTAACAACAGGACATTGAAAGCGGGAGAGTCTTTCGGAATTGACTGTAACATCTGTACCATTTGCTGCATTTCGAGCTCTTTAGCCATAATACCCATAGTAGAGTAAGGTACGAACTTATAATCACTAACTGGATATCTTTCGACATCAAATTGTATCTTCCTCCACATACTCTTATTAATCATTGGTATGAGGAATGTATTCTGGAAATTCATTAATGTGCGTTTCTGCCTTTTAATTGAGGCAGATTGAATCATAGACATACCACTAGATGTGGCTCTGTCAGGGACTCCTGTATCAGCAGAACCAGTACCCATTTGAATCATATTCTGCAATGCAGCAACCTGATTATAGGTATGTTGGTCTGTCTGACCTAAACTTAGAGGCATAATTGCCTGTCTCGGGTCTCCATTAGTAAGGATAGTCTTACCCGGTCTGACCTCAAGTTTTATTCCACGAGGTAGTCTAGTAGCATCCGCAGCTACCATTGGAGTTGTTGTGAGTGCTAATGAATCAATTCTAGCTCTCATTTCAGCATCTAGAGCTTTTTGTGGATTATATCCTTTTTCACAAATCCCTCTACCCCAGAACTTATTTGGGACGATATCGTGTTGATAGCTGATGAAAGGTCTATCAACCATCATAAATGGATTCTCTTCCGCTCTTAGAATATGCTCATCGTTAGCTATTGTAACGACAGCTTCAACTAATTCATCTTCATCATATTCAAAATCATCCTTATCTATTTTAGCATTAAGGAATTTTCTAGGTACTTTACCCCAATATTCACAAATCTTAATCTGGTCCGAAGCATCTCTATTTATATACTCAGGGTCATAACCTATCTGAATGACATCTTCATTTGCCTGTATATCTACTTCTCTATATATACCTTTATCCATCCCTTCAGATAAGACATAACGTGGCTTATATACTTCGTGAGCTACACCTAAAGCCTCATTTATTGAATTAGCACTAGGGTCTATAATAAATTCTTTTGGTGAGACAGCCTCTAGCCTTACATCTACATTGGAATACTCCTCAATCTCTCTAGATGTAGTTAGTGTTCCTTCTACTGGTTTTTCAACAGGTCTCCTCTGTACCTTCTCTTCTGTAATTATTTTTGCAATACCTGTGCCATATATAGCACCATTAAGAAATACTTCACATAAGGCATCTTTAGCACCTGTAGATTCTAAATCTTCTTGTAATAGACCACGAATATATTCTACATCTTGCTTATCTTCATCTAGTTGGTCATCTTGGATATCAAACCAACGCCCCCTGCCAAATGTTGCTTCTTCTAGCTCTGCTACACTAGCCTCTACTGCTTGTTGTAAGGCTGGAGTTATAATCTTAGACTTTTCTGATAGACGGTTTCTATCTTCTTGTGTCCACATACCACGCCACAAGCGATAGTATTCATCCCACTGTTTCAGATAATTATTATCTCTATGATTACGCCATTTCTCCAGACGACCTGAAAGCCATCTAGACAGTGCTTGATAATCATTTTCTGAATCGTAATTTGCCATCTTAATATCCTGCTATTTCATCAAAAGGTTTCCAATCTTCATCTAATTCAATAGTGTGCATAAAATCTGCGACACTTACTTGGTCTATGTACGCCAACGAGTCAACCATATCATCGTGTGTACCACTTGTTGGAAATTCTAATAGTTGAGATTCAAAATCTCTATTCCAATGACCCTTATTAAATGTAATCTTACCGTGCTCTAATCTTCCTTGTAAAGCCCAAGTAATTCTATCTGCTTTCTTCTTACCACCGTGAGTTACATCTGTTATTACAATCCATCTACTCTGAGAACGCATCTCATCTTCTAAATAAGGTAGTATGGCATTTTTTAACGCACCAGATTCAATTCCTACAATAGTTGCTTTATTTTCAATTGCAGCCTGTAATATCTTAGAACTTGTCTCTTTAATATTCCACCTGCCGTGGAGTATATCCTTAACCCACCACTCATCATTATGAATTTTAACGATAGCAATTGAAGTCTCGTCCAGTTTACTGCCTTTGAGACCACGTTCTTTCTCCACCTTCTCAAATCCTGCAGGGTCAACTGCAATGACGTAGTTGCCTTCTTTAGGCTCTTCTTTATCATATTTTATCCATTCTTGTTTAAATATGCCACCTGTAAAGGAGACAAAACTAGCTTCAAATTCTTGTCTGAAAGCCTGTGTACTCATAGTATCACGAGCTGTCTTAATTTCTTCGGGGTCGAGTATAGGATTATCTATTGAAGTATATTGAAATGCCTCCCAATCTTCCTTCTTCTCATCCTTAGCCTCTTGCCATATATCGTAGAAGTGATTCTTTCCAGCTGGTGTACCAATAAATAATGCACCACCCTTTACATCAGCTAGTGTAGGACGAATAATCTGTTCCCACACTTCAACCTTCATACTCGCATACTCATCGAGGACGACATAAGATAGTCCTATGCCCCTCAGAGTATCTGGTCTATCACTACCCTTCAAACTAATTCTTCTACCGTTGACCAGAGTCATAGTAGCTGTATTTTCGTGGGTTTGTTCTATCAGCTCAGTACCATCTAAGAGCTCCTTGAGCATACTCCACATAATATCTTTAGCTTGTTGGAATGTAGGACCTATATAGAAGACATCCTTACTTTCCGACTGAAGAGCCTTAATAATAAGTATCCAAGCAGCTAATCTGGACTTACCAAAGCGTCTTCCCGCACTTACAACCTTAAATCTAGCTGGGCTATTAAAGATTTCTAACTGTGCCGGATGTAATTGTACATCTAGCTCTTTAGCCATTAGCTATACTTACTATTGTTTTATCTACAGTTTCTTCATCTATTATTACTCCATCTTCATATGTGAGTTCTTTCTTATCTCTCTCTTCAATCTCTACTTTCTTAGCCTCGAGACCACCAACATTGATAATTACGTTACCCTTATCTTCTGAAGACCTAAATTCGACTGCCTTTGTTGTAGGAATGATTCTATCCATACACATTTTAAGACAAGTCCTGTCACCTTCGAGTGCTAAGTCTACTACTTTTTGAACTATTTCTGGTCCTTTAGTAGACATCAACTCTCTACTTAGAGCTGTGAACTTATTCATACTCCCTTTTGGTCTCCCATTAGGGTTTAAAGACTTCATTCCTTTGTACAGATTGGGCGAACCCTTATGTTTTGTAGACATCCTATTCTCTCTCCTTAGTTATACTATAGTTTCAGCTAAAGAGGGATATTTAGAATGATAATAAAGGTTATTTCTAAGTGAAGCCTTTAGGTGAATCTTTAATGTTTATTTATAGTAATATTGTAGCATACTTTTAGAGATAAGTCAATAGTAAAAGTGAATTTAGTTCACTAAAGTCTCTTCCCGCACCTCCAGTTTCTAGAAATACTCTAGTAAATAGCTAAAAATACCCAAATTCCCTCAGATTTGCCTGTGAGCCTAAATTTTAATTATCCAGAGAACACTGGGGTGTCCCTCCCTATAAGGCTTATCGTAAACTTGGGACTAAGTAGGGACTAAGCTGGAAAATCTAGGGACTAAGCTGGGACTAAGTAGGGACTAAGTCTCTAATAGGTCTAATTATTGTATCCTCGAGTACTTCGGTGATTACTAAGGGTCTTACTATGTATATCTCGAGAAGTCTCGAATGATAAGCGGGTTAATTCTCGAGGGTAATGTCATTCACGTATACATATGTGAAGAAAAGAGAACGTGAGTA